TCCATCTCGACCGTCATCGCCTTGGCGATCAACTGGAACTGAGCAACGGTGGCCGTTGGCACGATGTTCTTCAGAGCAGACGAAAGGTAGTTCAGCTCTTCCGGCTCGGCTTCGTTCTCAGCCTTGTTCTTGATCGCAACGAGCAAGGCAGACTGCACTGCGCCAGTCAGAATACCGGTGTCCGGATCATAAGGCAGACCCGAGGGTAGCAGCATCTTGTAGACGTTGCTAAGATAGGAAAGCTCTTCTGGAGACGTGGAAACGTCGTCGGCGCGAATTTTCGTCGCCGACAGGATCGATTCCTGAACTTCTACCGTAGTCGTCATTCGTCCACATCACACCAGAGGCAATGCGGATGATAATAAGTAAGTGATTACTTACTTGCAAGCCTAAATGCGACGGAGCGCCAAAATGTCTGTCCAATCAATAAATGCAGCGGCGCGAAGATCTGCAACGGTCTGCGCATTACGGAGCCTCTCTTTTGCTTCAAGACGCCGAGACTCAATGACGGCCGAGACGGATTTCCACTGCTCAGCCAATGTCAGCACTTCAGCCACAACATCGATCACCTCTACACCGAAAACCTGAGCCTCAGCATAGAGGTGCGGAATCTCGCTCGGTGGAAGATCGGGATTAGCCGCCCATGCTTCGGCTTCTGCTCGCTTTTGCGCATAAACCATGGACTGACCAGCGCCCAACGTAATAAAATGCCCGCGCACTTTTTCCGTATCGGCGTCTATGCGCGCAATCATTGCCGAACGTAGTTCATCCACATTCTGACGAATTTCAAACTTCATTCGCGGTCACCTCAAACGTGAACGGCAATAGCGGAAACTTCGGTTCAATCTCGAATCGATAGATTCCGGGCCTATCTGTTGAAAACTCAACCCCTGCATCATCATCATCATCATCATCTGAAACGATAATCTCCTCGCCTGAATCAACTCTCACGCGGGCCCCTGGTGGCGCGGGTAGCACAATACTGCTTGCGCCATCAGCGTTGATGCTACCCGCGCCATTAGATGAGAATAACGGTCTCACTGCAATTTTTTGCGTTGCGATGTCAAAGTAGTGCCTATCAGGAGAGACAGTGCTAAACTCAAAGCCTTCAGCGATATCGAAGAACTTGAGCGCTCCTCCGTTGCGAGGACGAAACATCATTCTGAAGCCGGATTGAACATTGGAAGAACTGATTATTCTTCCTTCATCAGTATATTCGATTACCAACTCCATCATCGCTTTAGTCCCATTGCAAGAATAACTGTATTGGTCGCTGAATGTCCGGGTTGCTGCGAGTGACCTACCTCGACAGTATGCCATCCCGCTCCAACCCAGGTTGCATGAGAGATTGTCGAGTTCTTTTGAAATCCATTGACTTGGACGCCCCAGACGCCCTGGCCATCAATGTAAAGAACAGTGTAAATCTCACTCGGATTATCACCGGTTCCACCGGCATAAGTCGCGCTCATGGACATATATAAGGTGCAGGCCACATCGACGTATATTCCCACAGATCCGCCATACGGCGATGTTGTGGTCGTTGCGACGGCAGCAGTAACCGCCCCGTTCGCAATTCTATCTACGGTTACACCGCCAAGCGTCAGTTTATCCGTGGAAATCGACGATGCCTGAATGTGACCTGCGTTAATCGCGCCCGCCTGGATATGGTCGGCTCGAATTTGGTTCGATCGGATTTGATAGGATGAGATTGATTCCGCACTGATATGCGTCGAGTTGATCGCCCCAGCCTGAATGTTCTGAGCGGCAATCGCGTTTGTCGCAATTTGCTGCGCCTCGATCGTCCCGGTTTTAATTTTGGATCCATCAATGATCGTGCGACCGTAATCGGCATTGATGTTCGGCCCGCCGTCGTATGTGGCAATAACAACGCATTGGTCGCTAAAGGCGACAGATGCCGAAGTTGTGGCGTTGAGATAGGATGCGCCCTGAGACCAGTAAATGTAGACGGTTGAGCCATACCAGCTAGTGCTGCCGCTGGACACTGAGGTTTCGACACGACTTCCCCAATCGTTAACCGTCGCGACCTGACCTGCCGTCCAATACAGACTATTTCCAACATTCTGAAATTCGACGCCTGAGACAGTGATATTTCGCAATCCCGCCACGAGTGTGTTCGCGTTGACCGTTCCCGCAGAGATCATTCCGCCGTCGATGCGCGTGCTATCACCACCCTTGATCCAGTTAGACAGGCTCGTCGCGCCGGCAATCAGGATCTTACCGGGCTGAATGGTGGTCGAGCCTGCATTGATGCGCGTTGCCGGATCTTGCGCTCCCAGCTGAGCGTTATTCTTGACGACGCCAAGCTGCGTCCCGCCGACAATCACCTCACCGGACATGACGCTGCCGGCGCGGATCTTTGCTGCATCAATATTGGTAATCTTTGCATCGTCAATGATAGCGTCAGCGATCTGCGCCGACAGCGTAATGACATTCTTGGCTGCCAGGTGGTTCGCCTGGATAGAGTTTGCCTTGATCTTCTCACCGCTGATCTGCTCGGCGCCAATATGACGGCCATAGATCGCTTCAGCAGCGATATGATCAGCAGTAACCGCATTCGCCTTGACGTGCTGACTGTCGATCGCATCCGCCTTGACGTGGCGTCCTTCGATTACATCGGCTTTAATATGGCGGCTTTCGATCGCATCGGCTTCGATCTTTTTCGCCTTAACCGAATTGGAACGAAGAAGCGGGGTAGAGATCGAGAGAGGTCCGATCTGGACGTCCGTGATCTCGCCGTCGCCGATCTGCGAGCCGATAAGCGAGCCGGTGATGTTGCGAGCGTCCGTCTCCAGGATCCAGTCATCTTGATACTGGACATATACATTCAGGTCCGTTGAAAGCGTAACCTTCTTCGGGGTCGTTTCGGTGATAGGCAGCGGAAGCTCATCCACGATCACCGGAAGATTAAGCTGCTCGGTCGCAATATCGACGGCCTCGATTGTCACCGTCTTTGCGGTGATCATTTCCGACCAATCGGATACATTGCCAGACGTGTCACGGGCTCGCACCCACAGATAGCGGGTCGCGCCTGCAGTCAGGTCCGTAAAGACAAAGCTGTTTGCCGTCACGAAATAGACGGGATCAGGGTTTTCGCCTGGCGCGGCGTCCGCTTCACCAACAAACACCTCGTAGCGCATCAGGTCCGCTTCGGTGTTGTTGTCCCAACTCAGCCAGATTGACTTGAAAGACGTCTTGGCCGTGACATTGACAGGTGTCTCAGGCGGGACCGTGTCGGCGGCAGCAATGTGCTCGACTACGTCGGTGTAATAGGAGCCATTGCCCGACACGTCGCGCGCACGAAGGCGTCCCCGGATCAGCGTTCCGGGCAGGCAAGTGAACGTGTAGAAGTTTGAGCTTGTCGGAATGGACATGAAGTTGCCTTGGTAGAAGGCAATCTCCAGGTCATACTGCGCAAGGTCGTCTTCGGTGTTAGAGTTCCAGGTCGCTTCGACAACCGCTTCGCCCTTCTCGTTCAGACTGGACGAGAAAGTTAAACCGGTCGGCTTGGCAGGCGGCTCGACATCAACCAAGAAGTTGAGCGGCTCTACCTTAATGGCTGGCGTTATAGAGATACCTGATTTGCCAAATGTATCATAGCAGCCAATGCGGATATACTTTGTCGTGAAAGCCTTAATGACTACTTCAGACGCCATCGTGTCATAAAGCGGCAGCTTTTGATTACTTGGGTTTACGATATCGGCGGGATCGTAGACCGGTTCAAAATTTTCGTATTCGTCTACCCAGACCAATGTGCCGGCGAAATCGTTGTCTTTCGGATTTAACCAATACAGATAGATTTGACCATAACCGGGTTCAGCTTGGGGAACAGGTGTAGCTGGGACAGGGTTTGCGACGACGAGGCTCGCTGGTGGAGATTCACGGCCTGTCTTGTCACGAACGGTAACCTCAACACGGAAAGAGCGGAAAGGATCCTTGCCGCGGAACACAGCGTCGGCCTGGTTCTTCTCGAAGGAGTAGTTAAAGGTCGTGCCGACAACTGCTTCCTGGCGCAGAATCTCATTGGTGTTGCGGTCAAAAATCGTGACCACGTTGTCCTGGTAAAGCTGAGCGCCTTCCGGGATCACGTTGCGCCAGGTCAGGATACAGTTGCTGGAATTAAAGATCGCGCCGCCTTCAACAGTGCGCAAGTCACGAACCGCAAGCGTTTCGCCGCCCGTCCAGCCGGTTGCCTCATAGGTCAGGAAAGCAGACTGCGAGGCAATGTTTCGCGCCGAGTAGCTTCGCGCCTCGAAGGTGTAGGTGCCTGCTTCGACATTGTGGATTTCGATCGAAGGGTTTGTTAGGCCGGTAAACTCTTCAATTCCCTTCGGTCCATTAACCACGACCGAGTGGGACACTGCCAACTGGCTGCCGGGCGTGAAGGAGAAGAGAATCTTCGAGAACGGAACGGAGTTCTCGACATACTGATTTTCGACCGCCTGAAGATTGGTTGGGGCGGGAACAGTCGAGCCGGGGCGGGTGTAGCTGATAGGATCGAGGTTAAGACCATACTCGACACGGGCATATTTCAGCGGGTCATGGAATAGCGCCATAACATCGAAGTTTCCGTCCTCGTTTTCCGACACCGTCAGAACGCGATACTGGCGCGGGTTCACTTCAGTCGACGAAATGATGTAGACGGCGTTTGCTGGGACCGGGCGCGAAAACGCACCGCTGACGGTTACGCTCTTGCCTGAGATCGAGATGATCTCCCGCTTCTCAAGCTTCCCGTCTGGCATTGTAAGCGTCAGCCAGCGCGTTCCGCCGATCGTCGGGTCAAACGCTGCGTCAAGCACGACGGTCGAGCCAGAGACGCGCTCTACGCGGCCACCAGCGCGAACCTCTGCCTTTGCAGGGTCTGCGACTGCGATGATATCGAACGGGCGCAGCTCGGCGTGATCCCAGCCGGCCGTGTATTTGATCGTATCGGTTTCGTGCTGCTCGGTATCGAGGATCCATCGACCAAACCGGTGAGCTTCACCGCGGCTGGTGCAACCATGCTTGGTGATTGAGGTCTCGCGCCAGCCGAAGCGCTGCAGGAGTTCTGGATTGATGACGAGCTCGGTTGCAGGCCGGCCAAGATCATCCTGGTCGTTCCATGTTACGAGAGCGACAGAGTGCCGGGACTTCTTCGATGTGCCTGAGTAGGAGAACTTGCCGCCGATTACGTTTGCAGGTGTCACCAGCTTGATCGGGTCAGCCGGAATGTCGGCGACTGCATAAGTCTGCCCAAGTGCCCAGAACGCCATGCCACGGAAGGCATTTGTTACGTTCTTCAGAACCTCGTAGGCCTCTGCGCGTGTATTAATGACGCCGTTGAAAGTAAAGCGCGGCTCAAAAATGTCAGCGCCGTCCTGCGTCTTGTAGCCGGACGGGATCATTTCATCGCAATACTTGGCGATGTTATAAAGGGTCCACTTGTCGACCTTGCTGGCGTCGATGAATTCGCCAAGACCATAGCGATCATTGACGATCAGGTCGTAGAACACCCAGGCCGGGTTATTCGTCCAGGCGGTCTTAAACGTGCCGTTCCAGATACCGGCATAGGTGCGAGCGACCGGATCGTAGTTTGCCGGAACCTGGACCTTGATGCCGCGATACTTGTAGGAACGCCCTGGTAGGTTTGAACCAAACTGCTTGGCGTTGATTTCGAAGAACACGTAGGCCGAGTTTGGATAGGTGAACTTGCCTTCAGTGACGACGACGTAGCTTTCCCAAAAGATCTGGTTCTGGGTCTTGGAATCCTTGGGTTCCGGGGTGTAGCTGATGACGCGGATATCCCATGGTCCACCTGTGCGCGGAAGTTCAATGCGGTGAGAAATTTCCCACGGAGACGTGGTCTTCTGGTTCTCGATGAGCTGGGAAACAGGTTCGATCCAGTCGCCGCCCAGAGCCCTCACCTGGATGCCGTAGTGCACGGTCGCGGGCTTCAGTTGCCCCTTATCGTCATAGGAAACCAAAGCGGGAATACGGATTATAACGCGAACCGCATCCGCGTTCTCTTCCAAGATGCGCCGAACAACAGGTCCGGTTGAGAGCTTAACCTCAGTCTCGACTGAGAACGGCGTCTCAACCATCGGCAGGCCGTTAATGTGGGCTTGATCCGGCAGGCCGAAGCGCTCTTCGTAGGTAACGCCTTCGAAGTTGAAGCTTCCGTCTTCATTCTGAACGGGCGTGCCATCGAAGTAGATGCCCTTCAGGCCACCGACTAAACCTTCTGTCGGACCTTCGGAGATCAGCTCGGCAATGCGAGCACGCGCATTGGACTGCAGAGTGTTGTCGGCCTCGGAGCTGCTTCCGCCGCCGCCTTTTTTTCCGCCACCGCCACCGCCCTTAGCACCAATAATATCCGGGAATTGTTCAGCATCAGGCATGAGCATTGCGACCTGACTCCTTCAACTGTTCGATGTCGATACCAGCCGAGATCAGGTGACCACCCACGATCGCTTCGCCGTAGACCAGCGGAACGGGGTTGCCCTGCTCGTATGTGTTTGATGCGCCCGAGAGCGAGTAGGACTGGTCACTGGACTCGTCCTTCTTCTTGTCTTGCGGGGTCAGGAGCTGGGATGCGCCGGCCACAGCAAGGCCAAGGCCGATCATGGCAACGTTGCCCCAGGTGACGCCGCTCAGGCCGGGTAGAACCGCACCAGCAAGCGTGCCGCCCGATGCGAAGACCGCAACGCCGACAAGCGCAACGCCAATGATTGCCTTGAGCAAGCCGCCTCGCTTGGCGCCTGCAAGAACCGGGATGAAGTGCAGATCGGCCTTGTCGTGACCGAGCCTGAATTCGTTGATGTCTTCCAGATCGAGCGCGTGACCCGTATCCTTGTCGCCGCGCACAACTTCGTAAAAGCCGTCGCGCAGAACGGACATGAAGTCGCGGAAGTTGGCGCCCAGCGCGCGAAGCGCTTCGCCTGCGGTTGATACTTCCAGCTCGTAGACTTCGCCGAAACGCTCGCCGAGATGACCGTGCAGGTAAACCTTACGCATTGGCCGCTCCGGTGTAGCGGATCCAAAGCTCAGCCTGGCGCGCCCACAGACCAGCAGGCTCGCGACGGGAGACGCGGTTTGGCAGGTGGTGCATCATGAGGTCGCTCTCGACCAGGACGCCACCGTGATTGAGCTTGTCGGAGCGGATCGAAGCGAGAAACACGTCGCCCGTCTTCGCTTCCGTCATCGGAACGATTTCGAAGCCGAACTTGGCAAAGTGATCCTGATAGAGATCCTTGCCCTCCATGTTCCACCAGCCGTCTTCGCGAGGAACTTCGGGCAGCAGAATTGGATCGAACGGCCACTCGTTGGATACGCCTTGCGCCTTCAGGCCTTCCTTGCCAGCAGCAAAGGTGTCGCGGATCAAGGAGTAGCAGTCGGTAATGCCGTGGACGAATTTGCGGCCAAGAAGCTCGGGCGCGTCTGCGCCCCAGATGATCGGCTCGGAGGTCAACTCCCCATCGGTCGCGATGATTGCCCACGGAACGCAAGAGGCAACCTGCGCAGCCATATCCGCTTCCGAGGGATACATGGGGCCGTCCGGATGCGAATGCACGAACAGCTCGATCTGACCCTTGGCTTTCGCCTTGATCCATTCGTTGCCTTCGACACGGAAGAATTCGGTCGGGTTGTCGTGAACGTTCGGCACAGGGTAGTAGGCGCCGTCGATGACAAAGCCGCAGGACTCCTTTGGGTGCTCCTGACGCGCGTGATCGCGCATGGCCTGTTTTGCCTGCTCGCTGATCATGCGCGAATCCTCGCAGTTCCTGGGAACGCGCCGATCGGCAGAGGCTGATTGTTGCCGAAGCGAAGCTCACAGTCACTCAGACGACGGCCGCATTCATCCTTGTCGGGTGAAACAACGACGCCTGAACGATCAAAACAACCATTTCCCGCGTAGGGGCACTGCGCCTTTCCGTATTCAAAGCGACCGGCGGCGGCGTTCCAGTGTCGGTAGCGCCACATGCAGGTGTCACGAATAACCGTGCGGCCCGGAAGATCCTTACCTTCCTGGTCGATCGACGCCGAGAGCTGCCATTCGACATAGACGTCGTTTTCTTCGGTCTTGCGTTCGATCTCGAAGGTATCGGGTCCGAGATAAGCAGTGGGATCAGCTTCAGGCTGGCCGTCGAGATATTGCGCAAAGGTGCGGATACGCTGCACCTTGCAGCCCAGCATGTCGCCATAGGTATTGATGAGCGCCTGCACCATCAGGTCGGTATTGGCGATACGAATGTTGGGCGTCGGCAGCGAGCCGCCGGCGTTCACTTCGAACCCATCAACTTCGATATCGACCGGCTGATAGACGATTCCGCCAAACGAGACCGGCCCGCCGTAGCCAGCGGTCGTGAAATACATCACGCCACCGCCGACCGGCGTCGTATCAATTCGATAGAGGCTGACGCGGGCGCCTGGCTCTAACGACTGCAATGTTGCCTGAAGAGTGCTCATCTTGCCCTAAAATAAGTAATCGATTACTTACTTATGCCGCGTATAGATGCGAGCTGCAAGGGAAAAAGATAAGCCCTAACTTACTTTTCAGGTTGCAAGAGTGAAGGAGAGCTCAAGCGTCGCGGTGATCTGGCGAAAACCATCTTCCCGGATCTTGTCGGTCCAGGTCTCGCAAGTCCACTTCATGACCGACTTGGCATGATGCGGCTTGTAGTAGAATGACTTGTAGCCACCGTGCGCCTCGAAGAAGGCGACGATCGCGTCGGCCTGCGGATGGGTCAGAAATTCCCAGGTCAGATCGAGCGTCTTGCCGAGATTGTTGATCCCGTCTGCCGTGCGCTGGGTATATCCATCGCCGAATTCTGCCTTCTTTACACGAGCCTGTGTTGCGATGCTGGTTCCCGGCGATGGCGCCGGGACCGGGGTGAACGTGCTCAGTGCCATCTATTACCTCCTTTGCATGTAGCCGCCCGGACGGGAGGCCTTTTGCATTTCCTGCTGGACGGTCGCGCGGATCTGACCCTCGACCTGACGCGAGACCTTGCGGGCGAGATCGTCGTTCTGCTCAGGCGTTCCACCAGATGCGTTGACGTTGACCGTGGACTGGATCGCGACAGAGTTCTGCGCGCCGGCATTGATGCTGCCCATCGCAGCCATCTGTTCCGGGGTGAAGACGCCCTCGCCCTTCTTTGCAATGATCGGCACTTCAGAGGGAAGCAGACCGTCGATAATGCCGCCCGTATGGAACTTGGGTGCGTTTGCAAACATGGCAGCGCTTCCAAGCTTTGTTCCAAGAGCGCTCGACCCGATAATGCCGCCCGTATGCGCGATGCCGAACTTGCCCATTCCCGACTTGCCGGTCTTGCCGTTCATAGAAGCCCGGAAGGGTGACTTCTTGCTTCCCGGAGCAGCGGAGCTGCCGTTCTTGCTGAACATCCCGGACATCATGGCCTTGACGCCCATGTTGACCATGTCCTTTGCAATGCCGGCCAGGACCGACTTCAGATCGCCAGTTCCCATGATGAGGTCAGAGATGCCGCCCGCAAGCGAATCCATCCAGCGGGCGGATGCCTGCGCCAGATTGTTCTGCATGTCGCCCCACTCGGCGAACTGCTTTTGCATCGGAGACATGTCTTGCTGATACTTGCGCCGGATGAGAGCCTTTTGCTCTTCCGCCATTCGCACCACTTCGACCTCGTTTGCACCGTTCTTGCGCTGTTGCTCAAGCCAGGTATCAACGCGGGCCAGTTCCTCCTTCAGGTTCTTGTCGCGGAGCTGGCTCTGCGTCAGAAGTGAGTTGCGAAGGTCGTTTGTCTCCTTGTTGAAAGCGACCTGTGCGTCGAGGCTCTCAAGCTGGCGCTGACCGGCGAGCATATTGCGACGGGTCTCAAGCGCCTGCTTGTAGGCAGCGTTGTTTACGTCACCGTCTGCACGCTTCAGAACGTCTGCAACATAGCCATCAAGGTCAGTCTGAAGCTTCTGCAGTTCCGAGCTATCCGGAACCCACTTCGGATCCTTGACCTTGTTCTGCATCTCGGCGATGCGACGGTTCAGCTCGACGCGCTTTTCCTCAAACTTGATCGCTTCAGCGGAATTGCGCTTATCCAGCTTGTCGTTTTCAGCGACCTTCCTCTTGGCCTCGTCGTATGCCTTGGCAGCGGCAAGCGCAGCCTTGAAGCGCTCGGCTTCCGGCTTGCGGTCTTCAGGATTGTTCGACTTGTCGAACTCTCCATCCATGATGGCCTTCTTGAGCTGCTGGTAACGCTTGCCCGCCTCTTCCGCGCCCATGCCGAGATCCTTGGTCTCGGCCTCGGTCTTCTTGATCCAGTCAGCGAGATCGAGATCCGACTCCTGCTTGCCAAGCTTGAAATACGCATCGGATGCACTGCTGAGCGCCGTCGTCAACTGATTGGTCTTCTCGACCTGGTTGTCGATGACGGTCGGCTGGAACGACGGAAGCGGCTGCAGGGCAGCGTTCATCGCTCCGACATTTTGCGTGCCGATGCCAGCCGCCTTTTCGCGTGTAGGGCCGTTGCCCATGCCGTTCAAAGCGCTCTGGATTGCACCTTCCGAAACATTCTGAAGCGAAGTCCATTCCTTGCGCAGACCAGCTACGCCCTCGCCGGTTGCCAAGCGACGGTTCAAAAGACGCATCGCCATGGTGTCTTGCATCTTCTCATCGAACAGCTCATTGCCCGACAGACCCATCTCCTTGATGAGCCCTTGAAGCGTCTGACCGACGATCTGATACTTGCCAAGAGCGGACGAGCCCTTGCCGTCCCCATACTTGGCGCGGTTTGCAGGGTTGGCGAGCATCTGGCGCTGAAGATCGCGAACCTGGTTGAGGGTCATTCCGACCAGGTTCTGAGGACCATTTGTCCACTTGCCGTTATCAAGCGTGGCATTGTAGTTGCCGCCTGACTCACCCTTGGCAATCAGGTCCAGCATGGAGCCGGAGAACGCTGTGATCTTCGGCACATTGCCGTTGGCAAAAGGAAGCTGCCCCATGCCAGCACCGAGTGAAGCGCCCATGGTGCTGAAGTCGAGCCCGCGAAGGCTCAGACCAACGCCGTTGATTGAGTCACGCATCGCATTGAAGCGATTTGTCACCGCGTCGATGTGCTGGATCGTCTGATCACCGAATGCGTTCTGACGCATGAAGGTGCCGACATTGTCAGCCGCAACACCCTGGGCATTAAGCGAGCCGATAACCTCGCCAATCGCCTTCTTGATGTTTTCGTATGGACCTAGACCGAAGTAGCCACCGTTGTCGAGCTTGAGCTGCATACGCTGGGCATCATTCAGGCTGCGCCCCTGCTCGCGCTCCATAAGTTCCAGACGCTTCTCGGCAATGTCCTGCTTGATCTTCTCAAGATCCTGGTCGGCCTTCTGGTTGCCCTTCATGATCTTGTCGAGCTTTTCCTTGGCAGCGGCTGCCGACAGGAGCTCTTCATGCAGGCGCTTGACCTCTTCACCACCTTCCTTGATGGTTCCAAAGTCACCAGCCGCGATACGCGAATTCATTTCGGCGACCGCACCGGAAGCGCCGTTGATATTGGCCTGGATCTTGGCAATATCAGCGTTCAGGTTCTTGAGCATTGTCTCGCCCGCTGCGACTTGCTTCTTCTCGTCGTCACCGCTCGATGCGCGTTCGAGGTTGAAGTTGTCGCGCGACAAGGTGTTAAGCTTTGCCTGCTCCGTGATGCGAGAGGAGCGAAGGTAATCGAGACGAGCGCGGAACTTGTCCTTATCCGCCGCATTTGCCTTATCGAACGCCGCCTGCATCGCATCGATCTGCTGATCGTAAAGCGCGATGGTGTCGTTGATAACCTTCTTTTGCTGAACAATCTGGTCGTCGATGTAGCGCTGACGGATCTTGGCCTTGCCGTCTTCGCTGTTCTCTACGTTGTTGAGCTCTTCGGCGTATGCCTTGTCTCGCGCAATGGCGATCTTGTTGTATTCGCGCTGGATACCTTCAAGACCATCCGAGATCTCGGCGCGGTAGCGCTCCATATCGCGAGCAATTTCCTGCTTACCAGCGTCAGCGATAATCTGCGGAGCTGCCTTGCGAAGAGCGGCAAGCTGCGCCTCGGTCTCTTTGATCTCTTTGTCCCATACGCCCGGAGAGGCCATGGTCGCAGCCTTGCGCATCGCCTCCAGGCGTTCGACAAGCTGCTTTTCCTTGCTGCCGATCGTGTCTTCAGCCTGCTTCTTGGACTCAGCGCCGTATTTAACGAGCTGCTGATAAGCATCATCAATCTTGTCGGACAGCAGACCGAAGTATTCCGCAGCCAGAGCCGCAGCCATACCAGCAGCGGCGATCCACGGGCCAAGGATTGCAGCACCCGACGCTGCAACTCCAATCACCGAGCCTAGACCTCGAACAGCGCGACCCGCCGTGTAGGCAGACGCGCCGGTGTTCTGGAAAGAGGTTGCCGCTGCAGCCATTCGATTGCGTGCGGTATCCCAAGCCGGCGCAAGGGTCTTCATCTCCAGGACCGTTTCGCGGATGGACCCACGCAGTGCGGACAAGGCGCGCGTCGCAACCATGATACCGAAGCCTGCGGCCAAGACCTTGCCAGTGGTCATGATCTCTTCGCGGAACTGCCAAACCGTGCTGACAACTTCACGCAGACCCTGGATCATGGATGCAAGGGACTGGCCGAACGACACGGCCATCTTCTGAGCCATGTCAGAGGACAAGAACTGGTTGATCTCGCGAAGCTGGATCTTCACCTGGTCGAAGAAGCCCTTGCCGCCTTCCGAGGTCGCAAGGTTCTGCAGATTGGTATAGAGCTGCGTCATCTGACCGGAGAAGGTCTGCATCATACGCTGGGCAGTGCCACCGTATGCGCGATCAAGCTCGGCCGTCAGTTTCTGAAGCGCCGGGATCGAGGCAACCGTCCCGGTCGAGATTTCCTTGGCAAGCTGGCCGACCGTCATACCCATCGAACGGGCAAGAAGGTTCATGGCGATTGGCATGGACTCGCCGATCTGCTGGCGAAGTTCTTCCATCTGGAGAACGCCCTTACCAGCAGCCTGGGTAATACCGAGGATCGTTCGGTTGAACTCTTGGTCAGAGCCACCGAATGCTGCGATACCGTCGGCGATCGACTTCAGCGATCCGTCCATGGGATCGATGCCGACAGCCTTCAGCTTGGTAAAGCCGGACGTCA